TGGCGCGATTGTTTGCCCTGCAGTAAAAGTATTTGCATTAGCAAGATACGGGACAATCGTTGAATCTACTATGAGGTTAGATGCTGAAGTTGTGAGAGATGAGCCGATACCTAAACCGATATTTGCTGAGGTTGAAGTTCCTGAGTTTGTTATTGGCGCGGTTACGGATATGACACCTGAAGGGCCAGATACGCCTTGAAGGCCTTGAGTTCCTTGCGCGCCTTGTGCGCCCTGAGTGCCCTGAATACCTTGAATAGAGCTAGAGGACAGCGTGGTGTTAACCCAGAGTACGCCTTGATTGGCAGGAGCGGCCGCGCCGAATACGACACCTTGAACTCCGAGGTTTCCTTGAATACCCTGAGAGCCTTGCAGGCCTTGGGCACCTTGGATACCAAGAGTTCCTTGTGAGCTTTGTGGGCCTTGAATACCTTGAGCACCCTGCGTTCCTTGAGCACCTTGGGAGCCAGTATTACCTAAGAAACCTTGAGCTCCTTGTAATCCCTGAGTTCCTTGGGTACCTTGTGAACCTGCAAGCCCTTGAGACCCCTGAACTCCTTGAGAGCCTAAAGTTCCAATAGTTCCTTGTACACCTAATGAGCCTTGAATACCCTGAGTTCCTTGTGCGCCGATTAAACCTTGTGTGCCTTGAGCGCCTGTGTTACCCGTTGTTCCCTGCGCGCCAGTTGATCCTGTTGCACCAGTAGAACCCTGCAAGCCTGTTGTACCTTGTGAGCCAGTCTGACCTGTGGTTCCTTGAATACCGATTGTGCCTTGAGAACCTGTGTTACCAGTTGTTCCCTGAGTACCCTGCATACCAGTAGTACCTTGTGCGCCTGTTGATCCTTGCAAGCCAACTGCACCCTGAGTACCGATAGCACCCTGGATACCCGTAGTTCCTTGAGTTCCAGTAATTCCTTGCGCTCCGATAGTGCCTTGAGTTCCTTGTGGGCCTGTACCTGCGGTTTGAGCAAAACTGATGGCATCTGTGCCGATGATGATGTAGCCGTTAGTGCCTGTACCAACATTGTATTGAATATAGTTTTGACTTGATTGAGTGCTACCAGCAACTATGAAAAGATAATCTCCGTATTCAACCTGACCAGCAGTTGAGTTGTTATAGTCAGTAGCGCGAGTTAAAACATACGGCGCAATAATATTTCCAACTGTTGTAACTGTATAAATACCGTTGTAAAGAGCGTTAGTCTGATTCTTAACAAGTACGCGATCATTAAGGGATAGCGATACGCCATCAATTGAAATAGCACCGTTTGTATTATGCGTAAGTTTTGCGCCAATACCAAAGCCACCGCCTGCATCGGCTGAACCTGCGGCATAAGTAGCGTTAAGATCGGCAGTTGAGGCAACGCGAGCAGAAGCGTGTGCGTTATTAGAAGCTAATGGGCCAACTAATCCTTGAAGCCCTTGTAAGCCTTGAGCGCCTTGAAGCCCTTGCACTCCCTGAGTGCCTTGTGCGCCAACTGAACCCTGAATACCTGTTGTGCCTTGATTGCCTTGCAATCCTTGAAGTCCGGTGATGCCTTGAGTTCCGTTAGTACCCTGAATACCGTTTGTACCTTGACGGCCTTGAACACCCTGAACGCCCTGCGAGCCAATAGTTCCCTGTGTGCCAACGGTTCCTTGTGTACCTGTTGCGCCTTGAGTTCCCGTTGTTCCTTGCGAGCCAGTCATGCCCTGAGCGCCAGTAACGCCCTGCAAGCCAAGCAAGCCTTGAACGCCTTGTGTACCCTGAACACCTTGAACGCCCTGTGTGCCTTGCGTTCCAGTTGCGCCTTGTGTACCTACCGCGCCCTGAATACCTGTGTTGCCCTGTACGCCCTGAACTCCTTGCGTACCTTGCAAGCCTAATAGACCTTGCGTACCTTGAACGCCTTGGATTCCTTGAGTTCCTTGCGTTCCTTGCGTACCTTGCAAGCCTAATAGACCTTGCGTACCTTGAACGCCTTGGATTCCTTGAGCTCCTGTATAGCCTTGCACACCTGATCGTCCAGTGGTTCCTTGGGAACCATGCCCTCCCACCAGCCCCTGTACCCCTTGTGCCCCCTGTATACCTTGTGACTGTGCATACCCATAACCTTGTGCTCCCGTTGCTCCTTGAATACCTTGAGCAGCGTACTGTCCAGCAACGCCTTGTGCGCCCAACTTACCTTGAGTTCCCTGAATACCTTGTGCGGTAAACCCTGGAAGAATGTTGGTATTAGTCTCAGGAGTTACGCTGATGACTATTGGTGCAGGGGTAACTACCTGGATTGCGCATTGACAAGGCCAGTTATTACAAGAGTTGCAGTAGCTCAATTATTACCAGCTTCCATTCAAGGCGCCAGAAGAGTCGGTTACAGCTTGAGTTACGAATACTTGACCTTTTAGGTACGTGATCGCCACCTGTGAGTTAGATACTTCAGTGGCAAGTAGATCCCAGAACCCACGAACAGGTAGGTATTGAGTGTCGTTTACGCTTAGGGTTAGTTGGACTTTGCTGATAGCAGATGAGTAAGACAAGATATTTACGGTAAAGTTGGCGTAGATTGAAGGGGCATTTGGGTAAGTGCGGATTTGAGCGGCCCAAGTGAATAGTGAAGCGTCAAATGGGAAATCAAACTCAATAGCATAGCTATTACCTTGATAGAGGACAATGTCGTAATTTTGAGCATTAGTTGGTAGGGGGGATTTACCTGTAAGGTTGTTCTTAATGTAAACTCTCTCCGGCTTGCGGGAGTCATCTACCTCTTGACCAACATAGATAGGAACATACTTGTTAGTTGTGCGGGATGTCCGAATAAGAGTTCCCATTTCAATCTTCCACAGACCTACATTTAATTGTGCACAGAGGGTCTTGTATTGTTCCCAACGTTGTTGAATGATTCCTGTTAATTGGCGATAGCGCTCAGATCGGGGAATATTAACACCGTCTGGGGCTTGAATATCAATATCAAATGCAGCGTCTGTAGCCAAAGCCCAGAGAGCTTCAATGGTAGCTAAAATAGCAACTGGATATTCCTCAACAGCATCTAATGATGAGATAGTCACTTGAGTGCCAAAAGAATCTACACGGTTATATGTATGCTGGTTTACAGCATCATTAATAAAATTACATAGTTCAGAGTCTAAAAAATAACGATCTTGAAGACCCTCTACAAAGATAGTGGCGTTATTTGCTGGAGCTGTGACAAAGGTGATAATTCCAGTATCTTCCTCGATAGTATATCCATAAGGATAGGCAATAGGGTTACTATTGATAGTTACATAGAGATTAGTTGTTTCAATAGGCTTAATGCCTGTGGGGAATATGGTAGTTGTTCCATCGCCAGTGGCGGTAAAGTTGAAGGCTTTTTGCTGATCCCCAAGCTCTAAACGAACTCTAGAGAGAATGTCAGATAAAGCAGCCACAGAAACTCCCTACATTACGGTATGTATAATGATGGCGCATAGCGCTTGAAAAATCTCTACAAACGAAGAAGGCGCCCGTAGGCGCCCACTCCTAACAGGTTATGCTTAGATAACTCCTGCCAAGTAACCCTTTTCCTTAAGGTGCTGGGCTACATGTTTCTTAACTTTGTACTTTTGACCAGCTTTAAAGTTATAGTTATTTCCATGTCCAAGAGTCATGTTTTCAAGATCTTGTACTACACGGATTTCTACTTCATCTTCTTCAGTGGCTCCAACTGTAATCGCATCATCCACAATAACTGTGGCGCGGTTAGGTTGAGTTGCATCGATAGTGGTGGTCTCTAGGTCTACTTTCGCCTGAGCTGTAGCCATCGACATTGAGTTTGCGGCATCTTGCTGAGCTGAAAATGCTTGCTCTTGAAGTTGCTCGCGCATACGACCTGTTACATCAGTGGGCTTTGCTTTTGCCATTAGTTTTCTCCAATTTAGTGTCTCTGTTAGATAAGGCGGGGGTTTCAACGCCCCCGCCCTTTAAGCTATTAAGTTTTTCTTAGTTGGTCTCCGCAATTACTACGCTCTGATCTGTAATTAGACCAAGACCGAAGATTGAGTACCAAGCAAGTGCGTGCTCACGACCGAAGTCCAAGATACCGCCATCGCGGAGTTCGACTGGAAGTGAGATCGCGTGACCGAACGCGTTATCTCCAATGAAGATAGCTGAGTAGCGGTCAGATGCACCGTTACCGGTGAGTGTTGCTGGGGTTGTGTAGCCTCCACCAGGAACTACAACTGGGTTAGCAACAGTTGTATCAGCTGAGTAACCAGAACCAGCACCACCAGCAACCTTGAGAACCTGAGTGGTCTCAATGAATACTGTGTCGTAGAGGCGACCGATCTCACCGAGCATGAAGTTACCAGGAGCGGCATACTTCGTGACTTCGATGAACTCAGGCATGTCGCGGAGACGACGTGATTGGTGTGGGTGCACGAAAGCAACATAGGTCTCACCGAGGCGAGGGATGTTCTTTGTGGCTAATGTCTCGGCAGCATCCTTGATGGTGCGAGGTGTGAGGTAGTATGAACCGGTCATGCTTGCGCGGCTGGTTCCTTCTGTACCGTATGCGTACCAGCTGTTAACAGCGGTTACGTTAGAGCGATCTTCACCGTAGATGGTTGAAGAAGCTGAGTACAGGGTGTCGCGTGAAAGCTGATCAAGGTAGATAGCCATGTTACGACCGAGAAGACGTGAGGCAGAAGCCATTACGTCATCAAATGAAGCATTGAGCAAGAGCTCTGAAACAGCAAGAGCATAACCATGCTCTGTTACTGTGATTGAGAATTGCTGTGCTGTGAGGGCGTTTGTCTGCATACGAACACCTTCGACGAGCGGTGAAGCAAAACCGAGGTTGTTGTAACGCATGAAGTTGATCTGAAGACCAGGAGCAACACCGAGTTCAGTCTTCTTGACTGCGAACTGCTCAAAGCGAAGGATAGGCATTGCTTGGAACAAGATTTCCTTGGACCAGATTGTCTGAATCGCTTGAGTCAGCTGGGTGTTGGTACCTGAGTACGCTGTTGGTGACGCGGCAAGATTGCCGGTACCTGTAATTCCTGATGCCATTTATATGACTCCTAGATAGTTGTTAAATTAAGTGGGTTTAGCCGAAAAGTCCACGAGTCTTACCACGAGCGGAATCGCTCATGATTCGAGGTCTGTATTTCGCGTATTCATCCATGGACATTGACGCAATTTCTTGCGCCGTTAACGAACGTTGTTCCGAATTAGTTTCCAGTGGTCCTGCTGGTGGCAAAGTTGCCTTTGTACCAACCATTTCTCGGCGGGTTGCTTGCGAAGCTTCCTGCACCGATTCAAATATTCTTGCTGACCGTGACTTTAATCCTTCAACACTTGCTTGAACTTCTTCAGGGGTATTCCCGCTGACTAAATCAAGCAGTTCCGGAATAATATTGTCACGTTCTTGTTCAAGAAGTTGTTGACGATATGTTTGCAGTTCAGCAAACTTTTGTTCGCGCTCCAGAAGAGCGAAGGCACGTTCGCGTTCGTTACGCTCACGCTCCAACTGCTCTTGCAACTCTTTAGTTTTAAGCTCCACGAGTCCTCTAGTGTCTAGATCCTCTTCGAGCTTAGCTTTTTGCTGAGCCTCTTTTTCAGCGGCTTCAGCTGCTTTACGAGCTGCTTTTTCTTCTTTTTCTTTTTCAAGAGCAGATACTTTAGCCTTCAGTTCATCGATCTGAGGGTAAAGCTTTTCTTTTTCTTGTGAACGAACACGAGCCAAATCATCTTCAGTATAAAACTTTGAAGACTTGGTGGAGTCGTTCTCTAGTCCAATTGCAACAGTAGGCGCGTCAACGCCCGACACATTTACGACTGGAGCGACATTGGCCTCTGCTTCAAAAGCGGCTGCCATCTGTTCTGCTGTTTCTGCCATGATTATATCCTTAGTATCCTAGGGGTCGTTATCCGAATTGAGCCGAAGCCCGTAGCACAAATGACCTAACGTGTATTCTTATTTTCTCTTTACACTACGAAAGTGTCAGCGTAAACGCTTATTTTTCGTAGTCTCGCGGAACCTTCCTGTTAGGGAGTGATGTTCCGTAAGCTTCAGTTACGAGGTTGACTCGTAGTTGTTGCTCCCCTGATTGAGCCTCAATGCTTGCCGCATCTACTACTGGTGGGAGTGTGGACTGAGGAATGCCTTGACCAGTCTCCGGGTTAGCCTCTACAGGTGAGGCTGCCTCTTTGCCTTGTGGGGATTGCATACCAGTAAGGTTCATGATGTCGTTCTCGATCTGAGTCTGGAGCAACTTAAGCGCCCCATCAGCCTTAGCGTCATCAAGAAGCTCTTGACGGATTTCAGTAAGCTTCTCTGCTGGGAACTCTTCACCCAAAATGCGCAAAGCGCCTTCCTTAGACTCAAGACCAAGAGAAAGCATTGATTGAACTTCATTGATAGCAATCAGCTTGTCTAGTGGTAGTGGCTGTGGGAAGTGGACAATCGATCGATAGGTGATTGAGTCATTAAAATCTAGTTGAGCCAACTGCCCAGGCTTTAAAGGTGTGGTCTTAGTTACAGGATCCCAAGTAAATACTTCTGGTTCCTTAAGGGCTAGGCTTAACAAAACTAGCTCATTGATGCGTTCTAGACCGTGTGCATATTGAACGATTTTCTGGTGGTAGCGGTTCATCAAAGGCTGGAACATGATGCTAAGAGCAACACCAGAGGTATTTGAGACTGGCATTGCTTGTCCAAGAGCTGTCTCTGGAACACCTACCATTTCGTGCATAGACTTCTTGAGCATTGCCAAGAAGTCCATAGCTCCCTTTAGTCCTTGAGCTCCGCCTTCAAGATTCTCAACGCGAGCGTCTTTTGGAAGTCCGCCCCATACCTTGTTGGCGCCCTTTTCTAATTGTGAGGCCTTTGCGCCAATGATGACCGTAACCGGTGCCGCGTGGTAGTTAACAATGTCAGCAATATCAGTAGCGGTTTCATTGTAAGCGCGGTTAATGTTAATAATGTCGTTGCAATCACTGAGACCCCAAGGGCTACCACTGATACGAACATTCGGAATATGAATAACAGGGATGACACCAAGTGGGTTAGGGCGCGAGTCAATGAGTTCGTCATTTATGTATTCCTCGATAATGTCGTCTGTCAAGATTTCCGTGTAGGTAAATACTTGACGTGTTCCTTCTAGTGATGTTCCCCAAAAACGATACTTAAGCTTAAATCGGATTAAGCGCTCGCGGTCATGGGGGTGGAACTCTGGGAAAGCAAAAGAAGAGTTCAGGGGAAGAATACGAACTCGTCCAGGGTGTTCTCTACCAGCGGGGTCTTTATAACCTTCTTCATAAGCGACCTTGATAAAGCAGTCACCAGAAACAGATCCCTGCTGACCGATTTCCCACAGTACTGTGGCTTTGTTGTTATCTGTCTCCCAAACTCTTTCGAGCAGGTCTGGGACAATGGCTTCCGTTTCTTTCGGGGAACGGAAGGAGACCCCTTTACCGAAAGTAAAGTTAATTACGAAATCTGTAAAGGCGCGATAATAGTTAAGAGCCAGCTGGGTTTCGCCTGTCTGACGGCGGTAAGACCAGTGGTGACCAAGATACATAGCCCAGTTAAGGGAATAACGGTTAAGGCGGGGACCGTGAACCTCAAACTCTTCATCCGCTAGTTCTACAAGACCTAGTGGGGAGATCGAGATTGTTAGATCAGAGGAGGCTGCACGATAACTCGGAGGCGAGAAATCAATCGAGCTCACCAATCACCTCTTTCCGTAAAGACTATCAATAATAACATAATTGTCGACAAATATATAAAACGACACTCAGTACTTAAAGTGCTCTCCAGCAATTACGTTTCTACCTACTGGATGAGTAACTTTCTTTTTCATGTCTTCTTTTTTCTTATCAATGGCATCTTGAACTCTGTCGCGGTTTCTTGGGTCTATATCTTTTTTAGAGTCAACGAATTTTCCACCCAGCTGAAGGTAATGAGTGTGAACCCAGTGAGCAGCAGCAGGGGATGGGTATTTAGAGAAACGGGATTTAGCTTGAACCACCACCATGTTGTACAGGCGTGGATTAGCTGGGAGCTGCTTAGGACCCTCTTTAACTTCTTTACCGCGGATGAGTGCCATTATTAATCCTTAGATAGGTCCCAACCCCCAACCTTTAGGGTCAGGGGTCGGTCGTCTAATTTATTAGTCGCGGACTACTGAAGCGTTGCCAGCCTTTTGGTTGGCGCCACTACGAGTAACTTCTTCAATGCGGTTGTCGCCATGATCAGCGAAAGCGCCAGAGGCAAACTCTGTTAGATGATCAGGTGCTTCTACCCAAGATGCAGAACCGACGTGTGCGCGTTCACGCATTGTCTCTTCTGGAAGCTTCTCGAATACATTCTGATTGCGGTTTGGACGACCAGCTGCTGGGATGTAACCCTGCATAGCGCCCTTTGAAAACTCTTGTGGGACGTCGGTATCAGTTGCGATACCCTCTTCAAAGCGAAGTGGTCCACGTTGTCCGGCAGAAGCGGCAGAAACTTTACGATCGTAAACGTTTCCTGGGCGCTCTGGGAACTTTGGGTCTGGTGCAAGTGCCATTTATAACTCCTTATAGGTTGAGGTACCTCATAGAACAGTGTGCTACAAAGAACCTGTGTAGTCAGCGTAAAGTCTCAACGAAAAAAGGGTGAGCTGGATACTTCAACTTGAGGCAGTGTTAGATCCATAGTTAAAGAGCAGGCGAGAGCTAGGCTATCTGCGTAGTCATCGTGGGCGTGGGCTTCATCAGGAGCGTGGGCCAAAAAGTTAGGACCAGTGAACTTAGTCTCTAGGTCTTCCATCTGTTGTTTGAATCTGCGCCATGTGCGCAGGCGACGAGTCTTTGCATGAGCAGGCCAGCTAATCATGCGACGATCAATAAGCGCCTTTAAGTGCTTCCACCGCTTAGATTGCTCTTGTTGGCTACTACCTATCGAGTAAACCTCTGCGTTAGGGAGGAGGATCTTAAGGCGCTGGGCCACTGCATCTCCGACACCATTTGCGTCTACGCCAACAGAGAGCACGTCATAGTTTGATAGGAACTCTCTAATCTGGAAGTACTGGTTCTCCCAGTCATCACCCTGCAACTCTAACCAGTTAAGGATACGGTGGTCGTAGTAACCAAACTCGTCTGGGCGGTTCCAGTCAACCCAGACAACTGTTACTACTGTAGAGTCAATCTTACGGGCGGGGTCGATGCCCACTACTACAGGGGTCTTATACCAAGCCTTTTGTGTCTCCATGGATGTATCGCCAAGCTCATCTAGCACAGTAGAGGTAACGAACATACCGCGCTCAAGAAGCCACTTGCAGTTGTATGACATCTGGAACTCGTCGGAGTCCTCACCAATGCGCAACATTTCTTTTTTAATAAACTTGCCGTAGTTTGTGTTGACCTTGGCTACATCACGCCAGTCCCACTCAAAGTGGTTCTGTCTACTGCGGGAGGTCTGACGACGACGGTTGAGCTGAATGGATCTGTAGAAGTTATTCTTATGTGTGGTTGGGGTTCCAGTCTTAACCATTGTTCCAGCAGTGGAAGCCAACATAGGAGAGATAGATTTAGAAACTACAAAGTCATCAGCTTCTTGACACTCATCGATAATAATAAGATGGAAGGTCTTAGATTCGATCTTAGCCCGGGGGTTAGCAGTCATCATGGTTAGGCTAGAGCGGGACTTCTTTAGTCTAATCTGACGAGTAACGCCAGCAACTTTACCTAAGCTATCGTCAATCTCTGGGTCACCTAAGATCTCAAGGGCACGCTCACTGGTAAGGCGGTCTACTGTACGACCGAAGAGAGTTTCAACCTGTGTCTCGACCGGTGCGAACAT